GTCACCGCGCCGCCGTTTGCCGCGCTTGCCGTGAGCAGGCCACGGGCGAAACGCAGTTTGCCATGATTGTCGATAGGGTGAACGCGCGTGCCGTTCAAGAGCGTGTCAGAAAGACGGTCTGTGCCGAACTCTGCGGGTGTCATGGGTTGCATGAATAGCCTCCACTTGGCTGTTGGGTTTCGGCGGGCGCGGGAAGCGCGCCTGCCGGGGTGTCGTCAGATTAGGAAGGTGTGCCGCTCTCGACGCACTGAAGCTGCAACACGCGGCCCTCCTCCATCCGCTCCGCGCCCGCCGTGAACGTGGCGTGCGCTTGCTTGATGTTGTTCTTGTCGGGGCGCGGGTTGATCATGATCGACAGCCCCTCCCAATCGCCGAAGTGCATGCCGTCGCGCACCCACACAGGGCAGTTGCGGATCGTGGCGGGGCCTGCAACGGTCGACGTCGGGATGCCGCGACCGTTTTGGCTGTTGCCGTTATCCTCGTACGGAACGAACGTGAAGCCCATGAACATCGAGACTTCGCCGTCCACGAGGGGCTTCACCGCGTTGAAGTCCGTGGAACCGACAGCGACTTCGCCCAACAAATCGTCGATTTGCTCCGAAGTCACACCAATGTGCGGGCGCAATGTGCGCAAGTCCACATGGCGCTTCTTCAGCAACTTTCGCGCCGCGCGCAACTTGGCCACCGACATACGGGTGCCGCCGTGCACGATGGTGTCTTGGCTTGGGAAGCTGGTGCTCTCAGTGCCGTCTTTGCCTGTTTTCGAAACAGAGAAAAAGCGCGACATGATGATCTCGTCCATCTTGCGCATGGCGGCTTCTTGCATGCGCGCCACGTAGGGCGACGTCGGCTCATAGATCATCTTCAGCGTGTCGAGACGGTCAATCAAGATTGCGCAGTCGTATTCGCGACCCGTGATCCAGCGTTGCGTGTGCTCAAGCTCTGTGAGGTGGGTGTCTGAATACGGCGTGTTGCGCTCGACAAACTCGACTTGCCCGAGAAAGTTGATCATCTGCGCTTTCTCCCCAGAGTAGCTGCCCCGCTCGACGTAGGGCATGAGTAGCCCGCCGTTCTTCTGCAAGGCGGCGCGTACGTTCGCCGTGTACATCTTGACGTGGTGTTCCGGCACCCCGTATGTTGCAACCGTTTCGGCCATTTCCTGTTTCCTTTGCTGCTCGTCGTGCCCAAAAGAAACAGGGCATCCGTAAAACCGGGTGCCCCACAATTAGACCAATAGCGATATATGGTCAAGCGTGCTTGAACAGCGCTTCCATACGTTTTACCGCTTCGCGGTGCTCGGGGTGCGCAGCGTCAACGTACTTCTTTTGAAACTCCGCGTCGCCGTTTAACTTTGCGATTTCAGCGGCGACCTGTTGCGGCGTCATGCTCGACGGGTCGTCGGGGTCCGCGCGCCCACCGCTACCGTCGCCGACAAACGCACCTTCGCCCATACCCTTACCGATCAGCATCATCAACTCCGCGACCGCCGCAGAACTGGTCGTGCTTTCGAGGCTCTGCAAGTGCGCGTCGTCGAGGCCCAGCGCAGCGATAGCTTTGCCGCCTGCGACCTTCAGCGCCGGGGCTTCAGCGCCGTACTTGCTTTCGAGCGATTGCAGCGCTTGTGCGTTTTGCTCTGCGCTGGCCTCACCCGCCGCCGACACGGTACTGTCGGCAAACTCATTCCACGCTTCGGCCACGGTCTGCGCTTGCGAAGGCGTGAGGCCCGCTTTGTGAAAAGCGGTTTGCGCGAACTTAACCATACCATCGTCGGGTGTGGTGTCGTCGCCGAATTTGAACTCGTAGCCCTCCGGCGCTTCAGGGCGTCCAAGTGCACCATAAAACGCGTTCATGTCTTCAGGCGTCGCGCCCTCGCCGGGGAGTTGCACACCATTGCCACGTTCCGAGCGCAATGTCGCGTAGGCGCTCGCGAGCGTGTAGGGGTTGTTGTACCCAGCCTCCTGCACGGTGCTTCGCACGCTCTCGTCTTCAATGCCCGCGTACCACGGTTGCGCCTCTTGGCCTTCAGCACTCGGGGGCGCGGACCACGCCCCGTCCTCTCCGACGGTGAATGTGGCTTCTGTCATGTCGTTCTCCTATGCTTGCGACTGTGCGTATTTTATTTGCAGGGTCTTGGGGTCAAGTCGCGTGTACTCCAAAATACGTCTGTATACTTCATTGCGGCCAAGGGCGCGCGATTGCTCTCGCTCGTCGTTGCGCCACAACCCGTCGTACTCGCCGCAAAACCACGCAAGATCGTGTAGCACGACTTCCAAATCCTGCGGGGTAGCGCCACCTTCAAACGTACGAACGTACGCTTGCCGGATACGCTCAACATACTTCTGTAGCTCCGCGTCGAGCACGGCACGCGCGGTTTTAGCGTCTTGTACCTCGCGCGCCGTCTCTTCGTCAAATACGTTTTCGCCTTCGTCTTCAAAAACGTCTGTCACGGTTGACCACCCCCCGCGTTGCCCAGCGCGTTAGCCGCAGCGCCCAGCCCCGCCGCGTTGTTGACAAGCTGGTCTTGTTGCGCTTGCTCACTGCGCTGTTCGCGCATTTGGGCGATTTCATCGGGCGACCGCAGCCAGCGCGCGGGCACGCTAAGGTGCTCCGATATCTCGGGGATAGCGGTGTCCATGTTGAAGTGGTCAAGCGGCGACGGATCTTGCTGCACCTCCGCTGCGCGCGACGCCATTTCAAACGAGCGCATAAATCCGCTGATATCCTCCGCGTAAATGTTCTTGGCCATGGGCGACGTGTAAATCGTCTCAAACTCGCCGCCGTCTTCGAGCACTTCGGGCGGTATGTCGTCTTCGTTGATCATCCCAAGTTCGAACGCCATATCGACTTCGCGGTCGACCATCGGGCCCAAAAACTCCGACTGCAAACGTGCAAGCGTCGGAGACAATAGCGCGATGCGTTCGGCGACGCGCTCCATAACCTCAGTGGCGGTCATCTCGGGCGTTTGCGACAATATGTCAAACAGCGTCACAAAGAACGCGTCGCGCGTGTCCATGCGCTCGTCTTGAAGCAACGCTTCGGCCACCCTGAAGTCGCCGCTTTCGAGTATCTGGAACAGCCGCCGCCCGTCCGCGTTGACGCCGCCGGGGTTCACGCGACCCGGTCGAATATCTACGTTGCCGTTGAACGTGACGTCGTCGGGCGTCAAGATCGTCGGGTCGGCGGCGCGATTGCCGATTTTCAAGTTTGCTTTTTTCATCGCAGACGCGCCGCCAAGAGACGCGAGCGCCAACATGGCGGGGCTGTATCCATACGCGTTGTCGGGCATGGTCGCCGTGCGCGGCATCTTGTAGGGCATGGACGTGTAGCCGGATTGCTCACCGATCATCGCTTTGTCTTTGACGCAAACGTACTGGCCAACCCACGGGTGCCGTCTTCGATCAAGAGCGGTCGGGTCGTACTCTTTAGCGTCGCGCATACAGACATAGTGTACAAACTCTTCGAACTTGTCTTCGGTAGGCCCTTTTGCGCCTGTCGAAAACGCGCGCGGCGGCGACACGTCTGGAAACTTCGATTTAAACTGTCTAAGATTGAGCCAAATACGGCGGAAAAACCCGACGATGTTGCCCTCGTCGTCGACGAGCACGAAACAGTTTTTAAGCTGGCAAGCGACATACTTGATGCCGTCGCCGCCGCGCTCGCCTGTTATCCGCGAGCGCTTGCCGATATAAAGGGGTCCGTTTCCGTAAACGCCCATACCTTGATATACTTCTGACGCCGTTGTGCGAAAACGCGCGGCGGGGTGCATACGCATATCGCGCAGGGTGTCGGTAAGATTGTCGTAGAACGCTTGTACGCGTTTCACGCGGCGAAGCTCTTTGCTCTTGGCCCGCACCTGCACGAACTGTTGGCCAGAGGGGGTCGCGAGGCGTTCAAGTATAGCCGTATACTTTGGAAGGGACAGCATGCCTGTACTGTCATAGTTGACGCGCCGCGCCGCTTCTAGCCCTGTCTGCCCCGTCTCCGCGCGACCTTCAGTGGTCCACGACTGATAGTGTGCGGGCAGGACATACGCAGCGGCTTTGCGCCAGTCCTCTTCGCACGGGTATCGTAGCGTCTTGGCTTGCTGGTACAGCGCGACAATGGCTTCGGCGTTGTCGTATTCCATGCTACATTCCTGACCCTGTCAAAAACCGACCAACCGTGGAAGCCATGCCACCCCCGGAGTTAAGGAACGTCGACGCCCGACCGGGCCGTGACCCACGCGTGCGTTGCTCTTCGGCCAGCGCTGCGGTTTCCGCCTCAGATCGCGTCGGCGCGGAGGGCAACGGTTCCGGCGTCGTGACAGGAGGGGCTTGGGGTTTAGCTACCATGGCGGTGTTCCTATGCTACTACGCTAACGGGTCGGCTTCCATTGTCGCGACTTGACGCTGTTTCGCTGCGAAGCCCAACGTCGCGTCTCGTCGGGCCACCCTTACCGCAAACGTCAAAGCGAGGCTATCCATTTCGTCCGGAGAAGACAAGCGGGTGCGCTTGGAGTAGTCTTTCTTGGTTTCCAGCTTCATGCGCTGTTCGCCGTCGTCGAGACTGTATTCGATACTCGTCATTTGCTCGTACAGGTCTTCGTCGTTCTCCAGCACGGGCTTGTCTTCATAAAGCCAAGTGCGCATGTGCGCGTGGTATTCTGTCCGCTTGTTGACATAGCGCTTAAACTCCGCTGCGGCGCTGCCGGGGTGCACCTCGTGCACTTTGAAGCCGCGCGCGCGCAGTTGGTCGATCACACCTGCACCGGGTCCGGTACTCTCGATAACGACAATGTCGGGTTGCTTCTGCATCATCTCTGCGGTGGCCAAGTCGACAATCTGTGTCGTCGACAACCTGCCAAACTTCAGAGTAGGAAACACCCGCGCGTTGCGACCTTGCCTGTAGCGAAACACGGTCTTGTCATTACCAAAGCGCGCCACGTCAATCGCCATAATCAGGCCAGCGCCAAGATCGCCTTTGTCGGGCCGTTCCATGGCGAGGCGGACGGCCTCGGCGGCAATAAACCCTGAATAGCTTTGTGACGGAAACTCGCCGTAAACGCGCACCTTTGCCTCATCACTGTCCGCACCGTACTTGTATATGATATCTGCAAGCGCGTTTTTGTTCGTGAAGGACACGTCGCGACTGTCTACGTTGCGGGTGCGGTACAGGTCAGTGTGCTTATTGAAACAGTCGGCAAACTCGCCGCTTGGTTTCGTCGGGTTTCCGAACGCAAAGAAAAACGCTTCGCCGTCAGTCAGCGCCCCTTCAGATACCTCCCAGATCTTCGAATGTACGCCCGAAGCCTCGTCGAATATGACAGCGACCGTGCCACCTTCGTTGTGCAGACCTTGGAACGCTTCTGTGTTTTGTTCGGACACGGTAGCCGCTGTCGCACGATAGTTCTTTCTCCGCTCTTCTGAATACGGCGCAAAGCTAAACGCTGTGGCGCTCCAATGGAACCAATGGCGGTTAAGCATCAAATTGTGCCATTTACCAAGTTCCGGCCACGTTTTGTCTTCGAGTTGAAATTGCGTCGACGCAGTCACCGCCATGCGCGTATCTTTGCGCGTCGACATGAGAAAATGCACGACCCACGCAACAAACGCGGACTTGCCGACACCGTGTCCCGACGCCATAGCGAAGCGGTAAACAATCGTTTGCAAGCCGATCATCTTACGCACAATGTTTTCTTTGATATGCTCGCCAAGCGCGACGAGTTCTTCGCGTTGCCACTGCTCTGGCCCCACTTTGTCGGCCAGTGGGTTGATCGACCCATCGGGCAGCATCGGCTCGCCCCACGGATACACGCCAAGAACGAAGCCAAGCGGGTCGGCGTAAAAACCCGCGATGTAGTCCGCTAGTTGTTCTTCAACGGTTATACTTAGGTTGTTTGACACGCCTACGTCCTATAATATGCCGCTACATACGGAGTTTGCCATGACCTCTTCATACGACGTCTACCCTGCTGTGTTACACGCGATAGAGCTTATTCGTCAAGGCGAGACGCGGACCCAAGCGTGCCTCAAGTCGAACATACCTGTGTCTACGTTGCAGACCTACGCAGAGAAAAACCGCGACGTCGCCGCCATGATCCAAGAGGCCGAACAGCTAGGGCACGACGCCATGGCCGACGCGCTCGTGAACATTGACAACGATATCAAGCACGGCACAACAGACCCCAAGCTGGCCAAGATAAAGAGTGACAACATAAAGTGGTTTCTGTC